GAAGGCGAACTCGCAGTCATCGATTTTAAAACATCCGAAAAGATTAAACCAGAAGAGTGGTTGGAAAACTATTTCGTTCAGGAAACTTTCTATGCTGCTGCTTACTATGAGTTGACTGGTATCCCCGTAAAGAAACTCATTACCATTATGGTTACACCTGGTGGTGAGGTTAAAGTATTTGACAAAAGGAACAAAGGGGATTATATTAAGTTATTAGTTCGATATATTAAAGAATTTGTATCTCACAATCTTAGGACAGAGAATGGAGAATGAACTAGAAAAAGTATTAGAAAGTAAATTCTTTTGCCCCTCTCGTTTCGCACAGGAGATCGAATCTCTTGTAATACAGAACTCAGGAATGAGTTATATTGATGCTATTATTCACTTCTGTGAGAGTAATAGTATTGATTTAGAATCGGTTCCAAAACTGATTCCCAAACCCTTGAAAGACAAAATAAAAGCAGAGGCAATGGAACTTAACTTCTTAAAGAGAAGTTCCCGTGCAAAATTGCCTATTTGATTCCATTTTTGCCTGAAAAAATTTCTGGCAAAAATTTGACCCTATTACTTTTTCATGATGCCTTTTGATGCCTACAAGCAATACCTCTCACTGAAGAATCACTTCACGAAAGAGAAGTATGACTACCATAAGTATTGTGGAAAGAGTCGTGCAACTGTACAGTCTTTCTATAAAAGGAAAGATCGTTTCTGGTTTGAAAAACTTTCTAGAAATAAAGATGACAAAGAAGTAATAGAGTTCTTCATATCTAACTTTATCACCTGTACTGATCCAAGTAAACTTTGGATAGGAGAGATGATACGTGAAGGTGAAAGTAGGTATACTTTGTGGAAAAAGAGAACTCAATCACTCTCATATCTTTTTAAGGAAGAAACAGAGAAAGTATTTTCAGATAATAATTTTGATGCTATGTTCTCTATGGATGGTTCCCGTCATCCAGATATTCTTAAATCATATCTGAGAGATGATATATCAATTGAGACATTAGTTATTCTTGATAGAATACTTGGGTTTAGTAAAGACTGGAACAGTAAGTTATCTGACCCAGTATGGGAGACTGTTAATATGAGAATGAGAAAGTATTCTCCATTCCTAAATATTGACGTATCTCATTACAAAAAAGTTTTAAAAAAAGTTGTTTTAGAAAAATGAGTTTTTTCGATTCCGATGTAGTCCGTGCAGAAATGACGGAGATTAGTGAATTGCAGGAAGATGTTTATCGTAACATCTTCAATTTTCCTTCGATGGATAGGCAAGAAAAACTTTTTCATGTGGCCATGTTAGAGAAACTTTTGGACAAACAAAGGATTCTTTATGCCCGACTTAGTTTATCTGATGATCCTGAAGCAAAAATTATGAAAGAAAGAATCGTTGATTCTGCAAAGATGATGGGTCTACCACCCAATGTTGATATGCAGACAATCTTTACGAACATGTCCAAAATGTTGGATGTGATGAAGTCAAAGATTGACGAAGACGACTCTATCGTGTAGAATACCGAGGTACACACAAGCCAAATACGTACAAATCTAAAGAATCCTATGTCTTTCGCAAATCTTAAAAAGCAATCCTCTCTTGGATCTCTGACCTCTAAACTGGTCAAGGAAGTTGAGAAGATGAACAATACCAGTAGCGGTGGAGATGACCGTCTCTGGAAACCAGAAATGGACAAGACTGGCAACGGTTATGCAGTTATCCGTTTCCTCCCTGCCCCTAACGAAGAAGAACTTCCTTGGGCAAAGATGTACTCCCATGCCTTCCAAGGTCCTGGTGGTTGGTACATTGAGAACTCTCTGACTACAAATGGTGGCAAAGACCCTGTGTCAGAGCACAACCGTGAACTCTGGAATAGTGGTCTTGATTCTGATAAGGACACTGTTCGTAAGCAGAAGCGCAAACTGTCCTACTATGCCAACATCTATGTGGTTCAGGACAAGGCAAACCCTCAGAACGAAGGTCGTGTCTTCCTGTATAAGTTCGGCAAGAAGATCTTTGATAAGATCATGGAAGCAATGCAACCTGAGTATGAAGATGAAACTGCCATCAATCCTTTTGACTTCTGGCAGGGTGCTAACTTCAAACTGAAACTGAAGAAGGTTGCAGGTTATTGGAACTATGACTCTTCTGAGTTTGCTACACCTAGTCCTCTCCTGGATGATGACGATGCTTTGGAAGCACTGTGGAAGAAGCAGTATTCATTGACTGCTTTGACTGCTGCTGATCAATTCAAGTCATATGAAGATCTAGACAAGCGTCTGAAGATGGTGCTTGGTGCCAAACCACCTACCCGTCGTTATGATGAAGAACTGGAAAATGAGAGTGAAGGTCGTGGATCTTTCTCTCCTAACTTTGAATCAAGCAAGCCTCCTGCTGCTGACTTCAATGCACCTGACATCACTCCAACAAAGTCTGCTGACTCTGATGAAGATGATGCTCTGTCCTACTTCCAGAAACTTGCTGAAGAGTGATGAGATATAATCAGTTGTGCTTAACCTTATTGGTTATCGCAGCATATATTAATCTACTGAAATAATCTAATATTATCCCCACGCTTCATGGATTCAGTCACATACTGACTGGATCCTTTTTTGTATGTCATGATAACCTCTAGGTCATCAAGAGCAATATTTAAATACCTTCCTTTCAGAACCCAAATATTTCTTCTTTCTGTTTGAATATCATTTTCGTAATCAAGATTAGTTACTTCTTTTACTGGATTGGTTGAGTATGCAGTAGAGTTATCTTGATATTTGAAATTGAAATCGGAAGGGACGTTAAGACCTCCCTTTAAGATGGTTACTCCAGTGCTATCTTTTATCTCAATAGTTTCGTAATGATGAGTGTCATTAATTTTATCGTAAGTTCCATACTTATCTAATAAGTATTGATCAAAATTGTATTGAGTCATTGGCCATTCTGTTTGAATGTTAATGATATTATTTGCTGCTAACACTAACCAATCAAGATTAGATTCACCGTACACTTTGAATGCAACGTTATCAGGTCTATCATCACCTTCAACTTGATACTTAGTGAACACTGTCAAGTCTTGAAATATGTCTTCTCTAAGACCACCCTTTTTAAATAAATTTTTTACTGGAATATAATCTGATATGTTAGCATCGGGAAGTCTGCTAACATAATCGAGATTGGGAACTTTGCTGAAGTAATTTGACATCTTAGAATCCTATTTCTATTTCATTACCACTACCATACTCATCATTAAATACTGGTTCAAGTTCTTTCATCTGCATTGATATTTTATATGCAGTCATAAAACCATCTTTAAGTGTTGAATAATTTGCTTGAGGAGTGTAATCAACATTGAAGTTTGTCATCGCACACTCTTTCATCTTTCCTATGTAGGGGTGATCTTTGCTTCCGTCACCATTAAGAACATAATGAACTTGGAATACATGTGGAGATAGTAAAAATAGATTTGATTCTGATCTAATTGCTGCCATCCCCTGCTTAAAGAATTTAATAATTTTAACAACTTCTTCTGCTTCTTTCTGACTTCTGGGTATGAGGTCAAAACTAAATTGAAATCCTCTAAGAACAGGTTTATCAAATAATAATTCAAGGTTGGGATTAAAAATCATACCAGTTGATCTGGTCATTAAATTTTTAACTCCAACTGCTTTTCCAGCAAAAGTTTCTTTGATTGCTTTTTTCACTACATCGGAATTATCTCCCAATCTTCCTACGATTGCTTCTGCCGCACCTGCTCCACCTTCACCACTTGCTCCAAGCGCACCTCTTGCTAAAGCTCCTGCTTGAATTGCCACCTCATCCATCGTATTGCCTGCCCAATCGCAACCATTTTCATCTTTGATACCACCTGGTATGGGCAAACTTACGGATCCAAGTAAAGTTCTACCAGCTGGTGTTCCGTTTGGTCCTACTCTTGCACGATCAGCAAAACCAAATCCTCCACCGCTAGCACCACCACCAACTTTCTTTGGTTTATACTCTAAAAGAGTAAACTTCATAAAGTCTTGAGATTGATTTCTATCTAGTGGGTAACTATGGTCACCAAAAGATCCAGGACCTTTTCTTGTATTAGTTCTTGCCTTAGCAGCTTCACTGTTTATTAACTCTTCTGCCTCTTGATTTACTTTATC